TAGCTTCTTCAATTGTTAATCTCTCCATTTATTTCACCTCTTTCAGTTTATCAGCCGCAAATTTCAAACAGTTAATAAGCTCATCATTTATTTCAACATAGTAAGGATTTTCGACAAAGTTTTCAATTACCGAAAAGGCTTTTTCTTTTATTGACATGATATCTGTTTCGCCTGTCTTAGCAAGTTCAAGTAATTCATCCTCGTTGCCTTTCCATGTATTTGGATCACATAAGGATATCTTGCATTTTGTGTTATTACTTCCAAGAACACATCTTCTGCAAGTATTACAGCCGCAATCCGAAAGCCTTGCCATCCAGTCAATAAATTCTCTGGCGGTCAGTTCTTTTGTTCCAAGCAGTTCAGATGCTTCGTACAGCCTGTATTTTGAGTTAGGATATGCTCTTCTTGCAATATGTTTCGCTCTTGCATAGAACTTCAATATATCTGGAAAAAGTTGATCTTCTAACGGAAATGCTGCTTTCCCTACGTACCATTCGTATCCCTGCTCTCTTGCCTCTTCCAAGATCTTCTCGTATTCCTCTTGTGTTCTGATTAAGACACATGTATTTGCTAAATTAATCATCGTTCATTCCCCTTTCCACATTCCCAGCAACCGCATCTGGTCATACAGCTCCGCAAGCGTCTTCCGCTTATATGCGTAAAAATCTCTGCGATTGATCGGGACATATCTTTCAAGTGTCATACTGTCGTACCCCTTCTGGTGTAGGATGCCGTAAGTTATCAGCTCCGCAAGCCCTTTGGGGCAGGCTGACAGGGCGGCACTGAAAAGAATGTCTGTATATTCTTCTGGGAAGTCCTTGAGCATATTATTCAGTTTTTCAATATCTTCTGCCGGGATCCCGTAATCTCTCAAGTGCTTATGCCTTGTCAGCATGATATTCTCCTCTCTTATTTGTCCGGATGATTCTTGTTGTATGCAAGTGCAAAACACACAAGTCCGGCAACTCCGGTTACAACACCGACTAAAAAGCCTAATGCAAAATTAACCATTTTGCTCACCTCTTCCATTTCTTTCAGTATTCCCTGTGTTACCAGGGATCAAAATTTTTAAACATTTCTTTTAGTGGCTTCCAGGCAAGCACTTGAAAAGCACGTGCTTTCTCGTTTTCCACAGCATGTATTATTGGATTTCTACAATAAGCTAATCCTGAGGCTGTCAAACTCCATGGTTCTGTATCATAAAACAATAAAATATGCCAAACTTTTTTATATTCAGTTGTCCATCCTCGCGAAAAAGCTTTTTGGGCATACCATCCCATTGTAGTTCCGGCCGGAGTCATTACCATGACTTTTTCTCTTTCATCTTCTGGCAGCCGCTCGCTGACTGGAATCCACCTATTCTCTTCCTGTTCACCATACTCATTCATTATCTTCTGGATCACACAGCTTTCGCATGAAATATCAAGGGTGCCACCACGCGAGCAGTCGCAGCCACAAGGCAGAGTGACATCATCTACTTCCATTTCGCCCGTCTCAAAATTTCTGCCAAATGTGCAGCACTCTTCCGGGACGTAATTCCCGTCTTCAAGTTTAATCATTTTTACACTACTCATTTATTTACCTTCTTTCTTTGGATTTAATGGTATAAGCGGACACCACCACGGCTTGCTGAAAGGATCCTCGATAATCTTTCCCTTGGCCCTGCATACAGTACACGCAAGCGTAATCCCGCCCATGCATAAACAGCATTCGCAATTCACCGGGGTGTCCAAGATCAGCATTGATTGATTCATTTCTTTCTCTTACCCCATGCTTATTTCTCCTCTGGCATCAACTCCGGGTAGTCGAAGATCGTCATCTGTACCGGCGGAATATCTTCCCACTCAACACCGATATAATCCAGTACTCTGCCCCATCCATATTTCTCACCGGTCTTCGGATCTGTGCAACAGCGGTACATCCAGAACTCCCAGGCTTTTGGATTTCTTTCCCTCAGTCGGTCGAATCGGTGCGGACGTTTCTCTAGGTGAATTCCGAACCCACACATCTCGCAGCCCGTCCGCTGTGCTCCTGTTGTCCTCAGGATCCCCAGATCATCCTCCTGAATTTCTCCATAGATTGCCGGGATGATTGAATCTACTGGTACATATTCCTTAAGGCTTCCATCTCTGTTTCTTCCGTAAGGCTGTTCATGGAACTTCCTTTCGAAGTATTCCAGATGGTCGTGGTACCATCGGTCCATCTCCAATGCCAGCATCAATATATCCTGCCGCATAAAGATCGCAAACGGTGCTGATCGAATCACGGTTTTGCCATAATAATTGCAACCATGCTCAATCAGTGCTTCCTCTCTTTGACCACCCTCACTCGCCATCATTCCAAGATACGGCGCGCTGTTGTGTTGTTTCGCCCAGTCATCACAAGGCTTTTCCTTGAGCCAATAGCAGCATTCCTTTGATACCTTAATCTCCGGATCAGGCTTTCCATAATGCGTGCCCTCGTTCTCATTCTCATAGCCGCCAAATTTATTGAGCCACTTCTTAGGAAGCTGCATTCTGCTATTCTTGGCAAAATGTCCCTGTGCTCCGCACTCACCAGTAATGATCGCATGTCGTACTGTTTTATTATCTGGTGTAGGATTCTGGAGAAGATTAATCCTGCCGGCTATTTTCTTGCTTATGACCGGAAAACCAACTTCATTGAGAACTTGAACTTTGCTTTTATATGATCGGACAATCTCAATCCCCAGTGCCTTATGCACTTTCTGAATGCTGACATCTTCTACATGTGTCACTGAAATAGCCGGAACTTCGATTCCTATGCTCAGAAGCCAGATATACAAGGTGATACTGTCCAGCCCTCCAACACTGACATGGCAGTTCATGTCCCGGCTCAAAAGCTCCTCATAAAACTGCTGTGCTCTTCGCCGCTGTCGTTTGATCTTTATCTCATAGGGCAGATTCTGCAATACCGTAAATCTTGCCCTCTGTTCTTTCTTCTGCTGTTTCCACTCTTCTGTGGTTAATTCTTTCTTCATCTGTCCAAGAAGCCCGGTATACCCTTGCCCCGGCCGGAGGCTGGCTCCTTTCTGTGTTTATACTTCTACTTCGTTATCTGCTGGCATCTGGAAGATAGATTCTTTTCCATCCCAAGCATCATCGTTTTTTATTGACATGAATTTACAATAGACTTCCTCGATCATATCCAGCACCTTGAAGGCTTTTTCCTCACTAGAATAACGCCCGATGTTATAGCAAGTGCCTGCATCCGAACAAGTGATTCTGATTTTTCTTTCAATCTCAACGACTTCAAGTGCGAATGATCCGTTAAAATTGATTAATGTGCATTTATCCTGACTTCTGATTAACATCTCATTTCCTCCTCAATTATTCCATCTGATCTCCAGATCAATCCCCAACTGTTCCTTGATGCTGTTGATATAATCCGGCCATGTCGCCAGATCATCCGCAAGATACTCAGCTCCTTTGTCCATGCCATCCATAAATCTCTGACAGCGTATCTAACCAAAACCAAACGTATCATGCAGTACCGCGATTCCCAGAATCGTAAATGTGTCTAAGGTCATCTCCTTAATCTTCTGAGACGCCTTGTCCAAATCTTTCGTTGCGAGGGATGTGTGTACACCGGTAATGTTCCGGAACTTTATTTCCTTCTCCAGTGCTTCAATCCCCCCCTGCTTTACTATCCTGAAAGCAAGGTCAAGACCATCTTCACGGCCTCGCTCGTATTCACGCATTTTGTTCATTTACTTTTCTCCTTATTGTCTTATCAACCCATTTATAAAAAGTGTCCAGCAATTCTCTTTCAAGGCCTTCAGGATATCTTTCGCACAAATCGATATACCTGTCATACAACTCGGAACCATATGCATCTGTGTTCTCTACTCCGTAAAAGTCTTTTATGGTCTTCCAGAATTCTGTCATAAACCTCTGCATAATTGGAATATCTTTAGCTTCTACTTTCATCTTCCACCTTCTTTATAAGTAACCGTCCGTAACCTTTCTGTAACCTTTCAAAAGTCTGCAAACCTTTGTTTTTACTGAATGTAACCTTGTAACCGTGTAACCCTGCATTTTCTATATAGGGACAAAAATATACTCAATATGCACACATACAAAGTCTTTATATATATGTAAAAACCTGCGGTTACAACGGTTACACGGTTACAAAACCAGCTAATTGAATACAATATCATCAACTTCTTCGAATTCATTCCGATTATTTGCAAATCCTTTCGGAATTTCATCTACAATTTTTAAAAAAATGCATTTTGTAACCATGCCGCCAATTCGCCTCGCTTTGGTCGGATATCCTCTTGAATCCGTCTCAACAAGACCTTTCTTTATGCACCATGCAAGAAATGCCTTCCGCGAAAACTCACCTGCTTTACAAATCTCATCGAAAGCTGCAGAATATATAATCACTTTCTTGCCTTCGTCCGGATTGATAGAAGTTTCGCCCCATTTTTCGCATTTAGTCTCATAATCAAACCGCTGCTCATTCATAGAAACCTTGTCCATAATAAACCAGTACGCACGTTCATTTTCCGAAACAGCTTCTTTTTCCGTCAGTAATTTCTTTGCCGCCTCAATGCTGATATATTGTCCATCATGAAAAAGTTCATCTGTTGCGATCTTATCTGCTGTCAGAATAATACTCATTGATATGCTTTGTTTCTGCATTTTGTCATCATCCTGTATAAGCCTCTGATAATGCTTTTGCAGAGCTTTTATATCATCAACGGACATTTTCTTGATGGCATTTACAAAGTCGATTCCTGCATACCCGTAGTTCTTTTTAAGAGTATCTGCAGTAAGTTGCGGATCATCAAATATTTTCTCGGAACACTCAACCTCTATAATTCGGTTAATGGCTCCGCCCTGATTAACATATCCGGCAAGTGGACGTTCTCCGTTGGTCAGAATACAATTTAACCAGCGATTCTCCCGGTTAACACCCAGCTCCTTATTTGATCGGCTTTTTCCTTTTCCGGAACATAAGTCGTACACAATTCCCTCAAAGTTATCCCTGATCTTGGCAGAAACCTTCGAGGTATCATCCAGAATCAGTGGCAGGTTATTAAGCATGTCGGATTTTGCTTCCAGTGCAACATCCGTGGTCTTGAAATCCCCTATATACCGCGATTCACCAGGATTCGCCCAGACAGAAGCTCCCAACATCAGCGTTACAGTTTTTCCTCCCTCGGTCTCTCCCCAGAGATCCACGAAAAAAGGAAGCGCACTGACCAACTTGATTAGAATACTGGCAAAACTGGCAGCCAGCATGATTTTAGGCTCCATCCTTCCTGTAGCACGAACTTTCTTCACATGCTCATACCATTCAGTTCTGCTGCCACCTACACCGATACTTTCGTATAATTGCCGAAATCTCATATCGCCATCAAATGTAATTTCCTTATCATAAGGCAGGAAATAATCTCGGATCCATCCGATCTTGCTGGAAGAATATTGAATATTGATATAATCATCATTCGCATTCTCAACGTCAGATAAGTACCGGACCAAAAACTTAGCATTCTCCGATGTAACAGAAATCCCAAGTGCAGACAACCCAACAATTTTAGTTGACGATGTGATCATGGTCTTTGGCACAATGATTTCCGTCCATTTGCCATTTCGTTTATACGCCAGCTTGATCTGTTCCTCTCCGGTCTCCAGATTCTTCATTCGTTCTATTGGAAGAATTGGATGATAACAGGCTATAATATCCGGTGATCCTGGATTCGTATTTGATATTCTGATTCCCTCATCGTCTGCCATCCAGTTAAGGCACTTCATTTTGTCATATTCACAGTCAGAGAAGTTTGTCCACTGATCCAACATTGACACAGCTCTGCTGCTCTTTTCTTTTTCAAGCATCTGTTTATGTACCTTCGTGTAGGCTTTTAATAGATCCTCAAATTTTTTCTTTACCCCAAGCTCCTTGGCTCTGTCCAGAAGCGTCAATGTAAGACGAGCTTTGTATATTTCATCTTCCTGACTGAATATCTCGTCAAACACTTCCTCGTCCAGAATGGAATCCTTCGTGAGCTTGTTTATCATTTCCACTTTTAATCACCTTCTTCCAGTCCTGTCAAAAATCCATGTTTATATAGTACCAGTTGTAATTTATTCCATGCTTTGCACCATTCGCCAGACAACGGTTTTGTCCTGCCAAGAACAGTCCGGTAAAAATCAATATCTGACAGACATTCCTGCAGTTCAGAATTTTTCTTCTGTTCTTCTTTTTGCCTCATTTCTATCTGTTTCTGATGATGGTAAATAGCCATTCTGGACGAAAAACTTGGCTTCTGGTAAGTTCCTCCAAGAATTCCAAACGCTGTCTTAAAATCGCAATTATCCATGTTCTGAACAAAAGTAAAAATATCACCTGCCGCACCACACCCAAAACAATAATAGCTGTCCTTGTAAATTTTCATAGATGCGGTACGATCCCCCTGATGGAATGGACACCGGACAAATCCTGCCCGGTTCGGAACCATTCCATATTTATTCAGAATATTTCTCATGCTGTACTGTTGCTTAATCGTTTCTTTGTCCAACTGACAGAATCTCCATTATTCGCTTTCCGGTATCTTTCTTATCGCAAAACAAGAACTCAACGCCGTATTTGCGTTGCATTGTGCAGAGGATTTTATACAACACATCACCATGCATAACTTTCTGCTCCTGTTCCACCCAGATACCATTTTTTCGTACTCTCTTTTTCGCCCGTGGATTCTCCCACCAAAGAACATCATCCAGATTCTCAATTCCTCTTCCATGCTCGCACAAGAATACAAGCTTTATTCCTGCTTCATTTGCCCGGATAATCTCAGCACGGAATCTTTCATGCTGCTGGCATACATTCCCACATAATTCTGAAAGATTTTGCTTTCGATCAACAACCAATCGAGGATTGTCATAATTCATGTAATCTCCTACATACAACTTTGACACAAACCACTGCTCACCGGCTTTGTCGAATGCTTTTTTGATGCCGTCAATAACTTTCTGATGCTCTCTACTATCAATCTGGATCAATTAAATGGCAGCTCCTCGTCAATACCATCTGGAATGTTCATGAAACCATCCGGGTCGGTTTCTGGATGCGGAACTGATTCTTTTTGCTGCACCTGGGCTGCCCCTTTGCTTTCTCCGAATTCAATTTCCTCTACAGCAATATCTGTTGTATGTATTTTTACTCCATCTTTATTTACGTACGAACCCGTCTGAATCCTTCCAGATAAATCCGCCTTCATACCTTTATAAAAGTATTTTTCGATAAATTCTGCCGTTTTTCCAAAAGCGACACAATTAAAGAAATCAGCCTTCTGGTCAGAACCCTCCTTCACAAATCTTCTATTTACCGCAATGGAAAATCTTGCAATAGATGTCCCTTCATTGGTATACTTAATTTCAGGATCACGGGTAAATCTCCCGGTAAGCATCACTTTGTTCACGCTGTAGCTCCTTTCTCTTTGTGCTGATTATCATAGTCGATTAACATCTTGAGACATTTCTTACCTTTTTCATTACTAAGAGATTTAATGTCATCAACCTTAAAACGCTGCTTAATCTGATCCATGAGTTTTGATTCAGGATACTTGTCAACAATATTTTTAATTGACATAATATTTTCTGAACTAATCATTTCAACTTCCTCTACAGTTTCTGCTTTTCTGGCAGATGTCGCACTTGCTTTTTTATTCGACGCGCTCTTTTTGCCGCCATTGTTGGTGAAATCACTGTCCTTAGTGTCATCAATACAGAACAAACCATTTAAAGCGTATTTTCTTGCATAAGAAGACGCCGCTCCAGTAACCTGTGAAGAATCCATTCCTTTTTTAGATTCCTCTTCTCTCGCATAAGCAACCGTGACAACTTCTCCAGAAACCGATATATCTTCACAGTCTCTCAGATGCACTTCAGCTCTGACATAAATTCTGTTTCCCACAACTTCCACCTGATCCGTAATATTCAGTACAGTTTTTGTCTCTGCCAGAAGTGGCTTAACTGCTTCTAAAATATCTTCACAACTTCTGTAGTTGTAGTTGCCAAACTTGTTGTATTGGCTTTTAGGTGCTTTCAGCTTTGACTGGATAAGTCCCAATTTTTCGTAAATACTCACTACTATTCCTCCTTATCGTAAACCACATGTTTGCTACCCTCTAAGATCAGCAGACTTGCGATATCTTTCATAGAAATGGTTGATTCATTATAGATTTCAACCAGTGCATTGTATGCATCCGGTGAAACTTTCACGACCGGTGTGTCTTTATCTGTTGCCGGACGCTTCTTTCTTGCCGGAATGCGGATTTCAAAATTACTCATCATTTTCCTCCTTGTATGATTTCCGGGCTATCAAAAGCCCATTCAAAGCCTGTACGTAACTTGCTATTGTTCTCGCCTTGTAGCTCTCATCTATGTAGTTATCGGACGGAGTAGCAAGCTGATCGTCAATCAGGTTCAAAATCTCCTCTATCCTCTTTTTCATATTTAAGGCACCTTCAGCATCTTATAAAATGTATAGATGTTATCCGTTCTGTCTCCTGATCCTTCAACAGATCTACCATTTTTAATAGAATCAGCTTCGTGGTACTCGATATGATCCAGATACATGTCCGGGTTTTCCCAGTCGATAAGATAGCACTCACGGCTGTTTAATTCCTGGAGTAGTGTATTAAGCGCAAGGACCATGTCCCATTTCGGAAGCAATCTTAATTCTTCAAGGTTCATGCCGATTCCTCCTCGAGATTCAGCGGACACTTACCCGTAGACAAGATTCCCAAAAGATATTTTTTAGCCTCCTCAAAATCCTGCTCTTCAGATACGTAATCGTAAAACTGTGACAACGTAAAATGTCTTTCGATTCCACCTCGATCATTAAAGACATGCAGTACCATTCTGGAACAGTCATCGTCTGCCACATAGCTAAATGACGCCCTGACTGTAGTTTCATTGGAAACTCTCAAGCACAGCTCAAACAGTTCCTTGATCTTACTTTCATTCATCTTTTTCCACCTCCGTCGCTGCATCATGTACCATTGTGTGCAAGAAGTCTTCTGTAGTGAATGGATCTGATTCTTCAGCGATCGCACCTACCACTCTATACATTGCTTTCAATACCTCATAAAATTCATCGATCAGATCGTGTGAACCCCCAGTAAGCTCCAGTATCATTTTATTTTCGATTCTCTCTACTTTAATCATTGACTTTTCCTTTCTACCCTCATACAATAAAAGGGTGATAAACTATTGCTTTTGGGATCCTCTTGAGCTACCGCTCTGAGGATCCTTTTTATTTTCTCTTTTCTTCTCTCTCCATCTGCCACAGCTTACCAGCATAGACCATCATTGATAACCCAATTGCCAACGTAATACGCTGTGAAAGGTTGTCGATGATCCAGAACGGTAAATATGTAGCCAAGGTGCCGATCAGGACGGAATCAATAAAGTCCTTCATACTGGCCCCTTTCCTGATAACGCCGCCTTACCTCTCCACACATAGCCGGTTTCTTCATACAGCTTCCGTGGCGATATGAAAAACGATGTTTTTTCTCCGGTAAGGCTTTTTACAACCTTGTTGTTACGAGTGGCAGTTCCGATCGGAAGCCACCCGTATACGATTCCTGCCCGGACCGATGCAGCCGGAATCCCTATCATCTTGCTTACATCATCTACTGTCAGACGTTCTGTTGAGAATTCCGGCATCGGTGGGATTCCTGAGATGATTCTTGCGACTTCTGCCGCAAACTGGTGAAGCTCCGCGTTCTGTTTAATGTAGTCATCTACTGTGCTCATGCTCTCTCACTCCTTTCCTTACGATTTAAAGAATGCTTATCTGATAGAACAAATAAATAAGGTTGATGATAAGCATTATTGACAGAATGAATATGTTGAGATACTGCCACTTCTTATTTTGCCGTATAGTTTCTTTAAACGCCTGCTGTCTCTCCTCTTCTGTCTGTTCACACAGGTTTTCCGGAAAAACATTCTCCGTACCATCCATTTCATTAAGCGAAGAAAGCGGTTTTCTTGGCGAAAGTTCTCTAAAAGCTTGCTTTATATCTTCATATGGATAGTCCAAAGAAGTAATTTCTTCCTGCTGATTTCGAACTTTCCGCTCAAGGTCGGCAATTCTTCTCTCTAATCTCCGAATTTTCCTTTTGGAAATCCGCATTGTTCTCATCTCCTTTCGTTTTGCGACATAATTCTCGCGGTTTTATAAAGATTTAATTAGATTGTCGAATGAGTTTTATTGACTCTTCTTTTCATTGCCTCTATTCTATAAGCACAGGGTACTGGCATACCCGAGTTTATAAGAAAGGAGAGACAAAACATGACCGATAAAGCCAAAGAGCTTCTTGTTAAACTGGCTACCGAGCAGGATGCTTCCGGTCAGACTTCCTTCGATTCTACGTTCTATATTAATTTCCCTGAAGAAGACATCACAGACTTAGAAAATGAAGGATACATTATCGTCAAAAACGATCTTGTCGGAAGTATGTACCTCACCGATCTTGGATATCAAGAAGCAAAGAAATAACTCTCAAGGGCTGCATGATTTTTCATGTGGCTCTTTTTTTATGGCAATCTATGTGACTGGACTAAAGGAATCTTAGATTCATACTCTCCCTGCTCTCTCAGTTTTCCCTTACCGGAATAACTCACAAAACGTACAGTCGTGTCTATCTCCATATCAATACGGAAGTCATCCGGCGTACAAGTGATCATAAATCCTGTGCAACCATGCCCAAAGTCTTCTCCGTTAATACGAAAGATTTTCTTTTCTGTGTCCACCTCAATCGTTTTGAGTTCATGTGGTACGAATAACTCATCCACTGTTTTCACCTCCTACCCTGCTTTCTGGTCTTAAACTATTGACTTTTTCTTACTTATCTCCTATCTTTTAATCACAGGCACTGGCATGCCGAGTATCGAAGAAAGGAGACTCTTTATGAATTTTTCAAGTTTTTCAGCACAACTTACCGCATCCGATTATATTGAGATTTTTAGTATTATGGTCTCTCTAATCACTACACTTGTCGCAATTACAATTTCTGTATTAACCCTTAGGCACAGCTATAAAACGCTAGAAAAAACTACCCGCCCGTATATGGGCGTTTATGTTGCCGCTACTTATATACGACATGCTAACTGTTATCTTGTTGTAAAAAACTTTGGTCAAAGTAGTGCTTTTATAGAATCTTTTACATACGATTTTGATTTAGAAAGCACATCAGGTCCTTCAAGCTATCACCCATTCAACAACATTGTTGGAAGTACTTTTGTACCGCAACAAGCAAACAAATCTTATATTGATTTGGAAAAAGTTCTTGAACAAGTACAGGAAATTAACTTTCATATCGTATACCGCTCTGGCAAGCGCAAATATACGGATGATATATGTGTTAAGCTAAATACTAAAATTGGAGATTTCGTAGTTCTTAATAATTCTCCAAATCAAGACTTGGCTGTTATTTCTGAAACATTACAAGATGCATATATTTCTTCCTTATAACCTTATCTTTGCACCTTTTGTAATGTCTTTCGCTTCATCCAGAATATAGGTAACTATATCTCCTGTCTGCAATTCTTCAGGAAGCTCAGACAGGACCGTAGTTACTGCTTTTCTGGCAATTCTTACGATTTCTCCATGTTCTATGCAGTTTCCTGCGATTGATCTGATCTGTGGCACTATGCATCATCTCCTTTCTACCCTGCTTTCTGGTCTTCTTGGGTTGCAAATAAGTAATCAAATTTAACCCTGAATATTTTGCATAACTTTTTTGCTTCAAGAGCTGTGAATTTTCCTGTTTTTTTCTTGTTTTCGTAAGATACTCTTGAAATTCCAATTTTTTCAGCCATTTGCAAATTCGTATACCCAAATCTCGCCTGTTCAGCTTCTAAATTTCTAAACAATTTTAATATGTTTAGTGCTTCTGTTATTATAATTGGTTTAATAAGACCTGTTTGCTCTATTGAAGAGCCAAGTTTTACATTTTCAACCACTTCATCAAAAAGATTATAATATCCATTTGGTGCAACATCAACAAATGTTATGTTATGACACCTAGAAAACAATGCTATCGCTTCATTCCCACTTCCCACACCAACATCTAATATATTTCTATTCTCCATTGAAGATAGTAATAGTTTATTATATATTGTTAAAAAATTATTCTTC